ATGGTAGATCGTTACGAAAACGGCGAGCTATCTAAAGAACGCTTTGATTTAATTGTAGAATCTGCCGCGGCAATTGACTTTTATTTTGAATACTACAAGGGACTAAATCAAGAATCGTTTTTATCCGATGTAGACCTACCAAAAATAAAACTACCTTAAAGGCGTTACATTTTAGCAACGTCTTTGTATATTGCAATCAAATTAAACGACGTAAACATTATGATAATCAAAAACGAAAAAGACCTTATTACACTTGCGCATAACTTACTCAAGGAATCGCAAAGTATCCAACCACTTAACGAGCGCCCCCAATTCACCTTCATGGAAGCGCTCGCGGTAGCCGTTCAGATATACGACGCGCAGTTAAAAGTATCTGCGGTAATTAACCTGTCCAACAAGTAAACGACGCATAACATGAAATACATTCAACTAATTGAGGAGGCTGACAATGTCGCGCCTGAAGTAAAGCTACTTGCCCTTTGTGAAATCGCTCGAATGATTGACGAGAATCATGTGTCTAATCTAGGCCATGATATACAAAGCGATTTTTTAGCAGACGCCTTTATATGGTGCGAAAACTTATTAGGCGGCTCGTTTTGGTGTACGTTGGACGACTGTATATATAATTACAGTTTTGCGCCCGAATACATGAGTTTAGAAACATCCGGACTATTTAACGACGCAACATGTATTTAGTATTCGACACAGAAACGACAGGGCTGCCCAAAGACTGGAAAGCGCCTGTAAAAGACCTGGACAACTGGCCGCGTATTATTCAAATAGCCTACAAGCTATACGACGAACAACGGCGCCCGGTGTCGCAATGCTACCACCTTATTAAGCCTGACGGCTGGACTGTTCCGGATACTGACTTCCATAGAACGAACGGTTACAGTAATGAGTATAACGAGCGCTACGGCATGCCTATATCCTGCGCTTTGCCTTTGTTCCTGCTACACATGGAGCGCGCTAAATTTATGATTGCTCATAATATGGACTTTGATATTAAAGTCTTAGGCGCCGAAATGATACGCGCCGGGCTAAAGTCAAACAACAAACCCCACATGGTTTGCACGAAGGTGCGCGGCACTAACTTTGCCAGGATACCAAGTCCTAACGGAACGGGTTACAAATGGCCAACACTCACCGAGCTACATTTTAAACTCTTTGGCAATGCTTTTGTGGGCGCTCATGATTCGTTAAGCGACGTAGACGCGTGCGCTAAATGTTTCTTCGGGCTTATGGACAAAGGCGCATTAATGGCGGCATAAAAATAATTTCGTTCAGGCGTTGCAAATATGAAACGCTTTGCATATCTTTGATTTATGGAAACAAAAGTAAAAATAGAGGTGGGTAAGTGGTACCTGGATGGATTTTGCACAAACCACATAATTACACCAGTGGAGGACAATAAATATATAGGCGGTATTCGTTGGGTTACGGTTAAAAAATGTGTATCCCGTGAAATAGCGGAAATACGAATTAAGCACCATAATAAAGTAGGTTTAACCGGCACGGGTCGGTAATCCACAAGGTGAAACAAGTACGACGGATTAGGGTTAGCATTGTCGTATATCCTTTGCCCTCTTTGCGGGTTCGATTCCCGCCCTACTTTCTTTAAACGACGCAATACTATGAGTAGAAAATACAATATGAAGAACTGCGGCGACTGTTTGGAACGTCCCGCGAAATATGGTAGTCTCTGCGGTCGGTGTAAGACAAAGCGCTACAGGAAAAAGAACCCTATACAATCCGCATACGCGGCGCTACGATACCACGCAAAGGGACGCGGAATATTTTTTAACCTCACGTTCGAACACTTCGAAAAAATCTGCTTAGAAACTAACTACCATTTGAAGAAAGGCAAGGGTAAGAAAGATTTAACCATAGATCGCATAGACCCTGCGTTAGGCTACATTGATAGTAATATTCAGGTAATGACTAATTCGGCAAATGTTAAAAAGGCTTTTACCGATGGCTCGCATAGCTACAGGGAAAGTGGACGCAGTAACATGAAATGGAAGACCGGGCGTACAACGTGGGCAGACCTTAACGATATTTTAGACGACATAATTAAACAAGCGGCATAATATGGAAATAATAAACGAAACTTTTAACGACTGGCAATTAGTGGCAAAATTTAAAGTTAGACTGAAACAGAAATGAAGCAACACGAAATAATTCACCGGCTACAGGAAAACCCGAACGAACGAATAGTGAGATTTTTCGGGACGCGTCAAACTGTGGCGTATATAGAAACGACCGGCCCTAAAATTCCGATTCGCACGACGACCGTAGAGGCATTGATTAGAAAGGGCGCGTTGCATATATCCGGGCATGGCGACGGACTTTTCACTACTCACTATATAACACTAAAGAAATGAACATATTTGCAGGAGTAGACCGTGAAGGCACACAAAACTAAAATAATGTTCTCCTTGACCTGGGTTTTGCGGTTACCATGTAAGAAGGACGTAATAAAATAGTTAAAATAAATTTGGGCTAAACGTTGCATAATTGCAACGCGTGCCGTATCTTTGTAATACATTAAATGACTAAAGGATATGAATAACAAGACAATCGACACGCTTTTATCAATCATTGAAACCGCTATAAAAAGCAACCCCTCACAATTTTCTAAAAATGAGCTTCGTGATTATTTGCGTATCGCTGAAATGATGGAACGCGAGGATGCAAGATGGGATAATCTAATAAATGAAATAAAGAATTTTTTAGGGTAACCAAAACACTAAACGACACACAGTTATGAAATACGCAAAGGATGACTTAATAATGATTAAAAACTTTTCTGGCACATTTGGAAAGGTTGACGAAACAGCGTTAGCCCTTATTAACTCATGTAAATATGTTTACATGGACTACAACACGAAACGCGAATACGTAAAGGACGCGGTTTCTTTTGACGATAAAGGCAATGTAACATTTAAACGCAGATACCTTTAACAACTAAACGACGCTAAACCATGAATGCAACAGAACCGAAAATCAATTACCCCGTTGAGTATAGAGGTTATAAAATCTACTCCGTGTTTAACTACCTGTCGGGTAGGTCTGACTTTGAAGTGTTTCACCAGTGCAACGAATACGGACGCATGTACGCTTCAATGACGTTAGGCGAGCTTATGGAGCAGATCGACGACGAAGTAGAAGAAAGGGAGCACAACAACTAAACGACGCAAAACAATGATTAAGAACTTCGTAACAAAGGACAAATTAGAAGGAATGACATTGCGCGAAAAGGTGCATGCATTCGAAAAACAAATTTGGCACCTAAAGGAAGTACTAGCTGAACACGGCGACGACTTACCGCCATGCTTCCGTGTCAAGGTAATGCATAACGTAAGACATTGCGAACAATTGCGGCGCGAGCTTGTACAGCACACGGAAAGGCTTTTAAAAACCTGTTCACTGAACTAAAAAATATTTTTTGGTGAAACGTTGCAAATATGCAACGCCTTGCCTATCTTTGAATTACATTAAACGACACACAAATATGAGAACGATCATTAAAAACACTACGCCGCGCGGAATTGCAATTTTCTTCGCGCTTTCTACGCCTACTATCATTGCAATTATTTCGACCCTCTTATAATCTTATCGCGGTTGCCCTAATGGCTATAGATGGCTATCAGTGAGTACCCTACGTACGTCCGGAAGGGCAACCGCTTTAAACACTTAAACGACGTAATTTTATGAACACTAGAAGCAACAAATTTAAACTATTAATCGCCGCAGTTTACACGGGGTTAATTGCAGTATTCGCCGCAATCGTGGCGCTATCTTTTTGTTTGGATATACCACACATTAAACTTTTTAGCGGGCTATGAAAAGGCAGCTAAGAAATTTTGCGCTATTCCAGGCGATAGCCATAATTATTTTTACATTCTTTACTTTCTCCTGTGGTTCAATGGTGGAGGTTACTGGGCGCCGGGACGTATACACCGATAACGAAAAGGCGTGCACCAACCTCCAGGACTGCGCCGCGTGTGAAAATTGGTGTATTGAACAGCCGGAACAGTATTACCGATTTGCAGCGCGTATGCGCGAAATTAACGTAGATTATTGTAGGTTTTAAAACAACCCCACGTGGAAACGAAAAGGCCCGCGTTAACGGGCTTTTTCTTTGCACACATGAAAAAAGAATGTCGTACTCTGTGACGGGCGGCGGTATTCTCTACCTTCTTTATAAACACCTTGCCAGGGGTTCGCCCGCTCTAGTTGAATTGAGTTTGTAGCGGCGACAGGATTCGAACCTGTGATCTTCGGATAATGAGCCCGACGAGTTAACCACTTCTCCACACCGCGTTGCAATAACGCAACGAGTGTTTACAAGGTTTCACGGTATCGCGCGAATATGACAAGTATTATATTGTTCCGTGGGTTCTGTTTCAATGTAGCCGCGTCGTTTCTTGGTTTTCTTTTTCTTCATTAAAACTTAGTGACGGTTAGTTTAGTCAAGGTATGCAACACAGCCACAGGTCGGGCGCTATCGTCGTTAAAACTCGTATCGTAGTCCATCGTCCAAACTGTGAGGTTATTAAATTCCGGGTCGGGCGTTTCAGCGACGCGATTTAACCGGCTAAAATGTTCATTGTCGCGAAGACCTTGTAAGGCTTTATGAACAGTATTGCGCAGGGTGAAAAAATCGTCATCCTTACGCGCCAAATTATTTTCAGCAATGTACACGCGCACTATTCCTGTTCCGGTCTGCGCTTTGTCTGCGTTGGTTTGATATGTTACGTTAAGAAACTGAATAAATACCGCCGGACAGGTAAAAGGAATTTGTTTGCCTTCTTCCAGCTTCCGGAATTGATCTTTAAAAAGCGCTACTGTTTTGATTGGCTTTCCTTCGATAGTTGTTAACGCAGTCTTTGCCGCGTTGAAAATCTTTTGCATTACGTCGTCTAAAGTTTGTCTAAAGTTTGTCTAAAGTTTGTCTAAGAAAATACACGTTTTATTGCCTCCACAGCGAACCCGGCTATTTTCCTGTGCAGCATCTTAGATGGCCCTAAAAATTGGCGCTTCGGCATACCGTCTAACCCTTCATTATGTCGCCTTGCGTATGGTACGTCGGAAGCTATCTTAATTTCGCTGAAATCATACCCAGGCACGGCCCGAATAGATCGGCGAAGGCGCCCAGACTTAACCAGGATACCGCGCCCGGCGTCGGGTTTCTTCCTGGGTAACCATTTTTGTATAACGTCGTCCAGGAACCCGCCTAACCGGAAACCTTCTTTAAAATGGTTTTCAGCTTCGCGGGCGACGATTACCGGAAGTTGTTTTTTTTCCTGTTCCCAACGTCTTTGAAACTTTGAAAAATCGAATCTTTGATTAGCCATTATAGAATAAAGTTCCCTTTCTTTTTGTGTCTACGTCTTCAGGCTTCAATACCTGGACGCGGTCAATAATAAACGGAGTGTCGGTGTTAAACTTAATATCGATCATTACCGCGCAGTCAGAATAAAACCGGAAGTATGTGTAATAGTAATGATGACGGCCCCGAAAAATGTAAATTTCGTCAGGGTTTTGCATTACGTCGTCAATCGCATTTATAAGCGTTTTAAGCGACTTTAATTTTAACCGTGTCAATGTAACCGGAACACCGCGAAAACCTCGCAGCGTCGCGCGCTTACCGTCGCTTGCCCTCCTGGTAAACCATTCGCTAACCTCTATTTCAGTAGCCGGTCTTCCTGGGAATGACGGCGCCGTATTGCGTAGCTCGTCAAACGATCTTAACGAGTAGTCGTAATATTTAAATTGGTAGTCGTTCATAGTTCCGTATATAGTTCCTTTTCCCTGAATACTTCGCCTATTTTACCACGGTTAACGTTAAATCCGCCCGCTTTCATTATATCCCATTCGGTTTTGGTCTTGGTTACCTGGACGCTTTTAAGCGCTTCGATAACTTCGCTTTCGCTCATAGCCTTTTTACCGTCCAGGTCTTGCGCTCCGATTTGGTTTAGCTCGCACCGGCAACCCCAGCCGTTCGGAGCTTGTATAATGTCGTGCGCCTTACTTCCTACTTCAAAAATCTTTCCATCTAAAACCCTGTGCGCATCCCTTACGCGTTCGTCGCCTACTGTGCTATATCTCAGATAAGGAAAAATTTTCTTTTCCTTCATTTGTCTTTGATACTTTGCGCCGTTCTGGCCTACAGCCTGGGCGAAATTATATTCAGTCTCTAAATAGCGCTTGTTAAATTTCAGGCTTAACGCTTCGGCCATGCGCCGGAACTCGTTAAATGTTTCGGCTTTGCGCGCGTATGTGCTTAACGTCTTTACTAACGTTGCGGATTTTGCCACGGCGAAACGGAATGTATTAGCTTCCATAACCGCGAGGCGTAACATATCCGGACTGCCATAATCGACCGCAATGCCCGCAGCCCTAAAGCCGCTTTCCAAAGCTTCGCGAAACGCTTGTTTATAAACATCAAAAAAATCCCTATCAACTTTTGGTACAAATTCCCTACCTTCCCAAATGAGCGCCGCAAGTCTTTCTAAATACCTTGTTAGAACTTCCTGCGGCAACTCGTAGTTTATTACGTGACTATGTTTGTGATGGTGACACGTAACCGAATAGAAAGGTAGGTTTATCGCTTTCCCGGCGTTCTGATTTTACCTTTTTTCGGTTGTGGTTTGTCGTCGTCTTCGTCTTCGTACAGATCAGAACCGCCACCAATATCAACTGGTTCTTTTTTCACAACGTCAACGCCGAATGTGTCCTTTATTACTTCTGGCTCAATGTCGTAGTGTCCCAACAGCAAACCAAACACACTTACCTTTTCTTCTGTGCTTGCCTCGCGTGTGATATTGTGAGTAAACCGCAGACCTTCGAACGGATAACCCTTTTCAATTAGACGTGGTAATAGATCATCGTTTATAACGTCTTCCAAAAACTCGCGGTCGTCTTTAGCTATTTGATCGCTTACACGTTCATGTACTTCGCCCTGCGACCGGCTCGCGCCGTCGTCCGTCGTCATGGTTTGGCCTTGTACTGATTTGGATAACTCAGAATTACAAAGGTCGATTAACTCTTTGTAAATTTTGTGCGCGTCTGTTGATGACGTTGTAACCGCTTGCACTTCGTCACTGTGTCCTGTTGTTAAGATTCGTTCACGCCCCGCGTTCCTCAGTGAGTCTTCCAGGATTTCAACCGCTGACGTATTTTCCATATCCGTTTTAGCATGAAGGAAAGGAAGTGCGAACTTTTCCGCGTGTTCAGTCCAGGCGGCTTTAGCGTATCTCTTATAGATTACGTCAGGCGCGCAGCTTAACAAATAGCCTAAATCTTCTTCGCCGTCAATGAAAATATAATTGTCTGTTAATGACGGTTCGTCAATCGAAATACCGTAAATGTCCGAGGGTCTTATTAAAACCTCACGGCGTTCCGGGCTTACGTTTCTGCGGTCGATCTGCTTAACATCTTTTACGCCGTTGTCGCCGTCTTCGATTTCGATTAGAGTATATCCGTATGGTTTTGCGTCCAGGGCGAAGCGCTTAAACTTCTTAAACCATTTTTTATTGAGCAACTTAGTAGCCTCTACGTCTGTTTCGCCACTTTCATCTACTAACGCCCATTTTTCGCCGACGATCTTGCTGCGTCGGTTCCTTACAATGCCTTTTAAATGGTTATCCAGCATTAGATAATCAAAAAGGTCGATAAGTTCTTTACGCCTGGGAAACTGTCTAGCTTCGGCGACAATGTAAGCTTGTAGCCAGTCCGTTATAGACTTGCGTGATCGGTCTAAATACCGTTCTAATTTCTTTTTTAATACCGGGCTTTGATAGTCCATTTTATTGCGTCGTTTTGCGTGTTCTTAAAAAAACCAATTCTCTTGCGTCTGACTAACAACGGCTGCGCCAAAGTTTGGTTTTCCAATCTTTGGTAGAACGGTGTCTAGTTTTCCGTCGCGTATCATTGTTAGTGTTTTAATTTCTTCCTTATACCGCAGTATCCGCAAGTCTGGAA